GCAGCTCTAAAAGCGAAACAGAAGCCCCGAAAGGTATACCGAGCTACAACGCGGACATGAAATCGACGGAGCTGCGCGAGATCATGAGTGATTACGGAATCCCCTACAAGGTCGGAATGTCAAAGGCAGATATGGTGGCTGCTCTTGACGAATATTTCAAAGAGGAATCCGGAGAGGATTCCGATGGAGGATCCGAAGGAGACGAAGAAGCACCACCTGATCTTGGAGCCGAGGAGCCGGTATTATGAGCGGATTTAAGGATATGGTTGAAGCTGACATCAAGCGTGTTTTTACCAATCCTTCAGAATTTGCCAAGCTACACACTATTATTTATGATGGTGTAACCTATGAGAATATTCCGGTTGTGCTATCCGGCATCAAGGAAAAGGATAGACGGCAGCTTGTGTCAGACCATGTCCAGGGCCTGTTCCTTGTTACCGCTGTTCTTCATTGCGCTGCTTCCGACCTTGGCGGCGTAGTCCCGGAAAAGGGAACAAAAATAAAAATCAGCGACAGCGAAGACGGAGAATTTTTCCGGGAGTTTTATGTCGGTAACTCCGTCAACGAGATGGGCATGATTCGTTTGGAACTGGAGGCGATTGACGAATGAGTGTACGCATATCAGAAGTCGGCGCCAATAGTTTAAGTCGCATAAATAAAATACTTGCCGGCATTCCGGGCGGAATATGGAAGGCCAGCTATGCTGCCTTAAAGCGTGCCGGCGATACGGCAAAAACCCGGGCCGGGCAGTTTGCAGCAGAGGTATACACTATCAATAAAGGCGACTTCATGAAGCATGTCCATCAAAAGACCCATATCAAAAGTGAAGCGGGAGGCATTGTTTCCATGAGTATCACTTACGCCGGAAACGTCCTCCCGCTTTTAACATTCAATACGAAATTTTCGAGGAACGGTCTCATCCAGACACAGGTAAAACGAGAAGGCGCAACCGCTGTATTGGAGCATGCATTTGCCGCAAGAGTTTTCGGGCCTATTGGGGTATTTGAGCGCGTGACCGAAAAACGCTTCCCGATAGAACAGAAATTCGGGCCATCTACGGCACATATGATGAGCAGCGAGCAAGTCGTTGAGAAAATGGATGCTACTGTGCGTGAAACCTTTGAGCGCCGCCTGGAGCACGAGATCACCAGGGTCCTCAACGGATGGGGAGGTAAATCATGAATCGGATAACCCTGCTTGAACAGCTCAAGGAATTTTCAAAAGAAGCTGTCGGCGATATGATTTTGCCCGTCAGCAAACAGAAGGGTGACGCTGAGCAAGGAAGCCGGGCAGCCGATATTCATTTGATGCGTCTCCCTGATAGCAGTCAAGCAAAAAAGAAAGCGCCATATATCATACACCAGCTGATCACAGGAAAGGATATACAGCCTACAGGCGAAAATGTGGCCGCAACAGCAGTCGTCCGCTCTATCTTCTGCGTCTATAACGACAATGAAGAGGAAGGAGCCTTAATGCTTGTTAACCTTATGGAGCGGTTGCGTATCAGCCTGCTGAGAAAGGTGGTTATCGGGGGACAATTTCAGCTTGACCTGGAAGCTGGCCTGGAAACACTGATTTACCCTGATGATACTGCCCCTTATTATGCTGGTGAAATGATAAGCACATGGAAGCTTCCATCAGTTGAAAGGGAGGTAAGGCCATGGCTGTAAAAAAGTCATCTGCAGCTAAAACGGCTGCGAAAAATGAAATGGTGGAATCTAAGCCTGCCGACATTGAGTTGGCAAGGCAGGATGATGAAACCAACGATGCCGGTGTTCCTGAAAACGTAAGAGAACCGGCATCTTTTTGTGTTTATATCGGACCGAGTATTCGCGGAGTGATACAATCCGGAACAATCTATAGCGGGTCTTTGGAGGAGACGTTGAAGTTTCTCTCCCCCGCTATTGAAAAGTACCCGTTGATTGCGAAGCTGATCTCTACCGATAAGACCATCGCCGAGGATCGTGTAAAAGTAAAAACTGCCGGGAACCTGCTGAATGTGTATTACAAGAAGCTGGCAACCGGAAGAAAGGAGTAATCATTTTGAGAGGGAGAGTAACAAACTTAACCGGAGAAAGATTTGGAAAACTTGTAGTCATTCAGCGCGTCAGTAATGATAGCGACGGTCATGCGAAATGGGAGTGTTTATGCGAATGCGGGAAAACCACAATCGCCAGAGGACAGAACCTCATTAAAGGAACAGTAAAATCGTGCGGTTGCTTAAATGCTGCATTAGCGAGTGATAGATGCAAACGCAAAAATACAACTCATGGTGGGAGAAAAAGCAGGCTTTACTCTATTTGGATTGGCATGCATAACCGTTGTACACGTCCTTATGTTAAAGGCTATAAAAACTACGGAGGACGAGGAATAAGAGTTTGCGCTGAATGGCATGATTTTGAAACGTTTAGAGATTGGGCGCTCTCCCATGGCTATAAAGATGGGCTCACCATAGACCGTATTGATAGCAACGGAAACTATGAGCCCGATAATTGTCGATGGATAACGCTATCAGAAAACATTAGAAGGAGGAAGTGTATATGAATCATGGCGTATATGTAACTGAGCAGGCCACCAGCGTCGGAACTCCTGTCGTTGCAGAATCCGGCATACCTTTTGTTGTCGGTATCGCGCCTGTACAGAGCGCCGGTTCGCCGGCCAAAGTCGGAGTGCCTGTTCTCTGCACGAGCTTTGAAGAAGCAAAAGAAAAGCTTGGCTACTCGGATAACTGGAAAGACTATACCTTATGTGAGTTTATGTACTCACACTTTAATCTTTACGGCTGCCAGCCTGTCATATTCGTAAATCTGCTTAACCCGGCGACAATGAATGAAGCCGTTGCTGCAGCTGATAAAGATGTCGTTAATCACAAAATCGCAATTCCCATTGAAGCCATCAATGATGAAACGCTGGTTGTTAAACCGGCCGGCGGCTCAGGAAACGCCTATGTCAAAGACACAGATTATGCTGTGTATTATGAAGGCGAATACTGCTACATTGAGCTTCTGCCTGGCGGTGCCGCATATAACGCGGGAAGCCTGAACGTAGCCTATAAGGAGGTCACCCCTGCTTCTGTTAATGCTGCGGCCGTCGCAACAGGAATGGAAGCGATTGAGCAGTGCATGGCTACTCTGGGTATCGTTCCGGATCTCATTTGCGCTCCTGGTTTCTCACAGGAAAGCGCTGTTGCTGCAGTTATGGCAACAAAGGCGGCAGGCATTAACGGTATGTTCAGGGCAAAAGCGCTGATTGACATCAGCACCAAAGCGGTCGGCGGAGCTGATGATTACAGCGAAGTAGTAGCGCTGAAAAATTCAAAGAACTTCACTGATGAAAACATGATCGTTTGCTGGCCGCTGCTGAAGCTCGGAGATAAGACTTTCCACATGTCGACACAGCTTGCCGGCCTGATTGCATCGGTCGACACCGGGAATGAAGGTTGCCCGTATGAGAGCCCGTCAAATAAGAGGTTCAAATGTGACTCCATGGTTGTTGCGGCCGGAACGGAAGTCAACCTCACGTTGGCACAGGCCAATATCCTTAATGCCGGCGGCGTTGTTACTGCGCTGAACTTCATGGGCGGTATGGTATGCTGGGGCAATTACACCGCTTGCTATCCGAACAACACGGATGTCAAGGATTACTTCATCCCCTTGTCCAGGATGTTTGATTGGCAGGGCAATACCCTGATTAAAACCTTCTGGAGCAAGCTCGACAAACCCATGAACCGCAGGCTGATAGATTCTATCATTGACGCCAGCAACATATGGCTTAACGGTCTGGTTGGCTCTGGTTATCTGCTCGGCGCTCGTGTCGAGTTTAAGGAAAGTGAGAACCCGCTTACCAATCTGATGGCCGGCATTATCAAAATCCATATCTACAATACCCCGCCGAGTCCGGCACAGGAAATTGACTTCGTACTTGAGTACGATGCCAATTATGTGACCGCTGCACTGCAGGGTTAAGGAAGGAGGAATAACAGATGCCGAAATTCGATGAGAGCGTCATAAATTTTGCGGTATACGAGGACAGCGTTGAATATCTCGGAATGGCGAAAGCCACCCTCCCCGACCTTACCGCTCTTACGCAGTCCATTTCCGGCGCTGGCATTGCCGGCAATATTGAGGCTGTAATACTCGGTCATTTTGACGCTATGACCCTCACCCTCAATTTCCGGACCACGACAGAGCAGGCCATTAAGCTGTCCGAACCTCGCAGGCACATAATAGATTTGCGTGTTGCTCAGCAGGTGGAAGACACTGTTGGCG